GGAGATCAAACTACACGCTCTCGACCCTCACGGCAGGATCGGGCGTCTCCATCACGAACAGTGCTGGCAGCATCACGCTGTCTGCGACGGGCTTGGGTGGTACGGTCACGGCTGTCACAGCCACAGGCCCACTTGCATCAAGCGGCGGCACAACTCCGGATATCAGCATCGCCAACTCGACTGGTACGGGCAGTGTTGTTCTTGAGAACAGCCCGTCAATCTTTAGCGCCACGATCACGGCTGCGGTCAGCGCGTCCATCACGACGATCACGGGTTCCTCGGCTAACATCACGACGGTTACGGGTACGACTGCTGGATTCAGCAGTGCCAACATCACTCAGTTGGGATCTACCTCTGCCACGATTGCCACGCTCTCTGGCACGAACGTCACGTACTCAAGCGGTACGGTATCTCAACTAGCAGCTACCTCGGCCACGATTGCGTCGGTGTCGGGTACGAACGCTACGTACTCCAACGGTAACTTCACAAGCGCGACGGTCACGACTGTTTCTGGTACGACGGCTACCTACACCTCGGCTACGGTTACAAACGCCACCGTATCCTCGCTGACGCTGACTAACGTCAAAGCGGGTTTTACTGTACTTAAACAAGATAGTGTCAATGAAGGTGGTGAGTTCTATCTTCAAACCGCAAACAGCAGTACGTTGTCCGGCGGTGGTGTGGTAATTGATGTTAATGCTAACACTTTTCGTATTTTTGAAGCTGGCGGTACTTTCCGTGGTGTATCAGTAGACCTTGCTGCTCAAGGTTCTCAGTCAACGCTTCTCACTTCTACAAACTACACCGCTAATATCACGACTCTTGCCGTAACGTCTGGCACGATCACCAACCTCAACAGCACCTCAGCCAACATCACTACGCTGACTGGTACGACGTTTGGTACGACTGCAACTACGCAGCTTCGTGGTGCAAGTGCTCAGATTACAACGCTGACTTCAACATCAGCCAATATCACGACCATTACTGGCACTACGCTCGGCGCGTTTACGTCCGGTACGATCACCAATCTCAACAGCACCTCAGCCAACATCACAACCCTCACGGGCACTACGTTTGGTACAACGGCCACGACACAGATTCGAGCAAACAGTTTGGCTGTTTCTGCAACTGGAGCTAAGTGGGATGCTAACGGCGATATTTACGCCGTTCGTTCTGGCGGCACCAGTGGTGTTATTTTCTTAGGTAATAGTGGCGTCCGATATTTATTTTATGATGGTGGTCAGTACTATTTAAACGGTGCAAATCTAGCAATTAACGGCGCTCTGGCTGTTACCGCTAATAGTGGAACTTACGCTATTTCAATCTCCGGCAACGCCGCAACCGTAACCAACGGTTTTTATACGACTGGCGGCACGATGACCGGCCAGATTACGACCCGCGAAACGACCGGCGCGACGCCTATTGTAAGTGGTAGTGGGTCGAATTCATTGCAAGTAATGGGTAACCCTAGTAACGGTGCGTGGTTTTCATTCCACCGTGCCGGTGCTTACGCCATCAACATGGGTCTTGATACATCCAACGTATTGTTATGCGGTGGATGGAGTGACGGCGCGAACTACCGATGGCAGGTTGATTCATCTGGCAACTTCACCGCCCGTGGTAACGTCACTGCGTACTCAGATGAGCGGGTCAAAAAGAATTGGCGGCCTGTCAATGAAAACCTCATTGAAAAGATTGTCGAAGTTAAAAGCGGGGTGTACGACAGGACAGATGCCGAACTGACGCAAGTCGGTGTGTCCGCGCAATCGCTTCGTGAAGTTCTTCCGGAAGCCGTCTTTGAATCAAACGATGGTCATTTGTCAGTTGCTTACGGTAACGCAGCATTGATCACAGTGATCGAGCTGGCAAAGGAGGTTATAAAGCTAAAGGCAGAGATCGAAGCACTCAAGGCTGCGAAGTAAGCCATGACACTCCCGGCGTCAGGGTCAATATCACTATCTCAGGTAAACACTGAGCTAAGTAAGTCTGCTACCGCGCAGATTTCGCTAAACGATTCTGATGTTCGTACTTTGGCCGGTGTGCCAAGCGGGCAAATCTCCATGAGTAATTTATGGGGCAAGTCCGCGTATAACGGCCCTCCGTCTGTTGAATACCTTGTTATTGCTGGCGGTGGATCTGGCGGTAGTTTATATGGCGGAGGCGGCGGTGCCGGTGGTTATCGCACGGCCACGGGTTTTAGTATTACCAAAGGAACTACTTATACCGTTACCGTTGGCGGAGGTGGCGCTGCAACTTCAAGCGGCAGTATTACTCAAGGTAACAACGGATCTAACTCTGTGTTTGGAAGTATTACCTCCACAGGTGGCGGTGGTGGCAATCGCGGAGACAGCACTGCTGGTGGTAATTCCGGTGGTAGCGGCGGCGGTGGCGGAACGTATTTTACTGGCTCAAGTTGGGTTCCTTCTGCTGGCGGCGCTGGCACTGCGGGCCAAGGAAATAATGGCGGCAACGGTACCGGCGGCGGTGGCTATTGGGGTTCCTCAGGTGGCGGTGGCGGCGGCGGCGCTGGTGGTGGCGGTGGATCGAGTCCTGCGGACGGTGGTGCCGCAGGTGGCGCAGGTTCTGCCTCCTCAATTAGCGGTTCGTCTGTAACCCGTGCAGGTGGTGGCGGCGGCGGCGGTAGTGACTATGGCGGCAATCCCGGCCCCGGTGCCGGAGGTTCTGGTGGAGGTGGCGGAGGTAACGGCGGTCCCGGCACTGCTAATACTGGCGGCGGTGGCGGTGGGGCTAATTTCGTTCCGTATTCAGGTTTCCCGGCAAGCGGCCGTGGTGGATCAGGCGTTGTCATCATTCGCCATTCAGACACATACTCAACTGGAACCACTACAGGTTCTCCAACCGTTACAACAAGTGGCGGGTTTAAGATCTACGTGTTTAACGGCTCTGGCTCTATTGTTTGGAACTCATAAATATGGCGCATTTTGCACAACTTGACGTAAATAACGTCGTAACAGAAGTCATTGTTGTTAGTAACGATGCAATTAACGATTTGCCATTTCCAGAGTCGGAGCCGGTTGGTGTGGAGTTTTGCCAATCACTTTATGGTGCAAACACAATCTGGAAACAAACTTCGTACAACGCTAATTTTCGTAAAAATTACGCTGGTCTTGGTTACAGTTATCGCGCTGACATAGACGCTTTTGTGCCTCCCCAGCCGTATCCATCATGGACTTTGAATGACGAAACGGCCGAATGGGAAGCCCCTATTCCGTACCCGACAGATGGGAAAGCCTATGTATGGGATGAAAATAGTATGTCTTGGGTGCCATTGCCAATCTATCCAGCAGGACTAGGACAAGATATGGAAAACAACGAAGTTCCATAATGTTTTTTAACAAAAACAAAAAACTTGCGTTTATTACTATGCCAAAGTGCGCCAGCATTTCGGTGGCTGCTTTTCTTTTGCCTAATCAATTTAAAAAATTGTCCCACTCAAAACTGGTCAATCATCATCATATAAAATATCTAGATGCTGTAAATTTGTATCCAAATCTCGTTAATTACAAAAAATACGCTGTTTTTAGAAATCCTTTAACCAAATTTGTAAGTGCGGCAAACCATGTTCGTAACATCACGCTACCAAGCAATTACGATTATTTTGCAAAAAACATTTCAAGTTTTAAAGGGTTTGAGGGCACGTTGTTTGCGCCTCAAGTTGAGTTTTTAAAAGAGTCAAATTCTTCATTGATTGATTTTGATAACTTAAAAAATCAAATTGCTGAAGTTTTTGAGTTTGACCCTAACGGCCTTGACTTTCCGTATTTGAATAAAACGACTGTAGAGAGGCCTGCTATTAGTAGTTACGTTGAGTCATTTGTCCGCGACTACTACGCTGCCGACTATGAGTTTGCGAAGAATGCACTAGGTAAGGAATACTAGCGAATGCTTGGCTTTACCCCATTTGCCGCTGCACCATTTGCTGACCTTGGTAGCGGCGATGTCAACGTATCCGTAACTGGGGTAGAAGCCACCGGTCAGCTTGGTGATGTCCTTGTTGTAGCCCCTGCCAACGTATTCCCGAGTGGGGTTGCTGCTACTGCTGAGCTTGGTAATGTTGAAATCTTCATCACCATTGCGGCTCAAGTCACGGGCGTTCAGGCCACGGGCTTTGTTGGCGATGTCACCGTCGCCGCCGACGCCAATATATTCCAAGACGGGGTTCAAGCTATCGGCGAGCTTGGCGATGAAGTAGTTGTCGCCACTGCTGTTGTAATTGAGGATGGGGTCGAAGCTACTGCTGAACTTGGCACGGTCTTCGTTGTTACTGATCAGGTCTTGGCTGTTACCGGCCTTGAGGCTACTGGCGAAGTTGGTACGGTTGCAGTTGCGGTTATTGTCGATGTTCCCGTCACGGGGGTTGAGGCTACTGGCGAAGTCGGTGATGTGGTTGTTGCTGCTGGGGCAACAATTATTCCGTTCCCGGCGGTGGCAAACGGCGTTATTGGGAATGTTTTTGTTGTCACGGATCAGATTCTTGCCGTCACAGGCGTTGAAGGTACAGGCCAGCTTGGTACAGCTACGGCAGCGGCAGGGGCGGGTGTTCCGGTCACAGGAGTATCTGCACAAGGCGCGGTCGGTACGGTTACTACGTCTGCGGGGGCGGTTGTGTTCCCCACAGGGGTTGTCGGTACGGGCGTTGTAGCCCAAGTGCTTGTTTGGGGTAATATTGTTCCGGTCCCGACCGGTCCTTGGACTCCTGTTGACGATACACAAAATCCAAATTGGACACAGGTTGCGGCGTGAGGTTTTAAATGGCTACTTACAGTACAAATCTGGCCTTGACCCTTTTGACTACCGGCGAAGGCGCAGGTACATGGGGTAATACTACAAATACCAATCTTGGTACGCTGCTTGAGCAGGCCATCTCCGGCTACGTCACTCAAGCCGTTGCTACGGGCACAGATACCACGCTGACTATTCCAAACGGCGCGACCGGTGTCGCCCGTAATATGTTTATCGAGTTGACTGGCACGGGTGGTACTAACACTAACCTGATTGTCCCGGCTAACAAGAAGCTGTACTTCATCTATAACAATTCTACTGGTGCAGTAACGGTCAAGGTTACAGGGCAGACCGGCGTCTCTGTTGCAGCGGGTAGTAAAGTTATTCTTGTTTCTAACGGTACGGATATCGTCCAAGCAACAAGTTACCTGACTACCACTCCGTCTAGCCTATCGTTGACAAATCTGACGGCTACTTCTGCCACGATTACGACGCTGACTTCGACTTCGGCGGGGATTACTACTCTGACCGGCACCAGCATGAACGTTACGACGGCGACTCATGCCTCAGCCAACATTACTCAGCTTCAATCTACTTCGGCTACGGTTACAAACCTCGGGTCTACTTCAGCCAACATCACGACTCTCACAGGTACGACGGCCACTTATACCTCGGCTACGGTTACAAACCTCGGGTCTACTTCAGCCAACATCACGACTCTCACAGGTACGACGGCCACTTATACCTCGGCTACGGTTACAAACCTCGGGTCTACTTCAGCCAACATCACAACTTTAACCGGTACAAGTGCGACTATCACTAATATTCTTGATGGAAGCGGTCTAGTTCGTAACATACCGCAAAATTCGCAGACCACCACTTACACGCTTCAAGCGTCAGATAACGGTAAGCACATTAGTACGACTAGCGGCGCTGTTACAGTCCCAAATAATACGTTCGCTGCTGGTAACGTGGTGTCTGTGTATAACAATTCCGCAGGTTCTATTAGCCTCAATATTTCAACCACCACTGCTTACGTAACAGGTACTAACACTAATAGAACCGGAGTTACTCTTTCGACTCGCGGCATTTGCACCGTACTGTTTATTAACCCTTCGTACTGCATAGTCAGCGGAAATGTGAGTTGATATGACTATTCAGCAGATATTGCTTGCATCTTCTTTTTATGCAGGTCCGCCTGATGTTGAATATCTTGTTATTGCTGGCGGTGGATCTGGCGGCAGTTTATACGGTGGTGGCGGCGGTGCTGGTGGATACCGTACAGCTACAGGCTTTGCTATTACTAAAGGAACTACTTATACCGTTACTGTAGGTGGCGGCGGTGCCAAAACTTCAAGCGGTTCTATTCAGCGAGGCAACAACGGTTCTGATTCTGTATTTGGCAGTATTACATCTACCGGCGGTGGCGGTGGAGCACATGGCGATTTCGGTCAGGGCGGTACTACAACTACTGGTAAAAACGGTGGAAGTGGCGGCGGTGGCGGAACGTATTTTATTTCGGGACCTGATATATGGGTTGGCGACTCTGGCGGTACCGCAACTTCAGGCGAAGGCAATAATGGCGGTAGCGGTACCGGCGGTGGCGGTAGCTTCGGTTACTCAGGCGGCGGTGGCGGTGGCGGTGCAGGGGCAGCGGGCGGTTCAACTCCTGCAAACGGTGGTGGCGCAGGCGGTGCGGGTTCAGCATCCTCAATTACCGGCTCGTCTGTAACCCGAGGCGGTGGCGGTGGCGGTGGCGGTGAAGATTATGGCGGTGATCCGGGTCCCGGCGCAGGAGGTTCTGGCGGTGGCGGAGATGGAAATGGCGACTCCGGTGATGCTAATACTGGCGGCGGTGGTGGCGGCGGTAAGTTTGTACCGCCTTCTGGTTTTGCTACAAGTGGCGCAGGTGGATCAGGTGTTGTCATTATTCGTCATGCAGACACGTATTCGACAGGAACCACTACAGGCTCTCCAACTGTAACTACGAGCGGTGGTTATAAAATCTACGTGTTTAACGGCTCTGGCTCTATTGTTTGGAACCAATAAATATGGCTCATTTTGCATTACTTGATGAAAATAACGTAGTTATCAATGTCGTAGTTGTACATAACAACGATGTAAATAATCTTCCGTTTCCAGAATCAGAGCCGGTTGGCATAGCCTTCCTAAATAATCTGTATAAAAAAGACCAACGGTGGAAGCAGACTTCGTACAACCGCAACTTCCGGCGAAACTACGCAATAATTGGTGGAACGTACGATCCTGAGTACGACATTTTTACTGAAGCTCAGCCATATCCATCATGGTCTTTAAACCGTGAAACCGGCTTATGGGTGCCGCCAACTCCAAAGCCTAATGATGGAAATTGGCACACGTGGGATGAGCCTACTTTGTCTTGGATAGAGGTACCTGAATAATGATGACGATGGTTTCAACCTTCCTGTCCTTCCTCGCGGGTGGACTGCCCAAGATCCTGCAAATCTTTCAAGACCGTCAGGACAAGAAACATGAACTTGCCCTCGTTGCTGCTCAGAAGGAACGTGAGTTGGCATTGGCTGAGCGCGGATTCATTGCACAGGCACGAGTCGAAGAGATCAAGCTAGAGCAGATTCAAACTCAGACGGCAGGTGAAGAGCGCCAAGCCCTGTATCAGCACGACATGGAAATCGGCAAGGGTGCCTCGCAGTGGATGATCAATCTCCGCGCCAGCGTCCGCCCGGTCGTGACTTATATCTTCGTGCTGGAACTTGTTGCTATCAACATTGCTGGTGTTTGGTACGCCTACAACACGGGTGTGCCGTTTGCCGCTGCGATGGCTGAAGTGTTCTCGGATGACGAGATGTTGATTCTGTCTTCAATTATCGCCTTTTGGTTCGGCACGCAGGCGTTCGGCAAGAAGTGAAAGTCTCCAAGGCCGCTATCGACATGATCAAACATCACGAGGGGGTACGGACCAAGCCTTACCGCTGCCCTGCCCTTTTGTGGACTGTCGGTGTCGGCCATGTGATTGACCCTGCTCACGCTACGGTGAAGTATGAGGAGCGCAAGAATCTACCGATACCCGCAGGCTGGGACCGGGTTATCACGATGGACGAGGTGGACCGGATACTTGCTGAAGACCTTCGTCGGTTTGAGCGTGGTGTGGTTCGACTTTGCCCTGCTTCTGTTGGCAATCAAGGAATCTTCGATTCTCTCGTCAGTTTTGCCTTCAACGTGGGTCTTGGCAATCTCCAACGTTCTTCCCTTCGGATGAAGACCAACCGGGGTGAACTGGAAGAAGCCGCTGACGAGTTTATGAAATGGACTAAGGCGGGTGGTAAAGTACTGCCGGGACTGATTAAACGGCGTATGGACGAACGTGCGCTGTACTTGTCGGGGGTTATGTAATGCCACTTCAGAAGGTCGAATTCCGCCCCGGCGTCAACCGTGAAACTACCAACTACGCAGGCGAGGGGGGTTACTTCGTCGTAGATAAGGTGCGTTTCCGTGGTGGCTACGCCCAAAAGATCGGTGGCTGGATAAACTCTTCCACGATCCTGTCTACCTTTAAAGGCGTTGCCCGGTCGCTATGGAACTGGGTGACAATCGACGGACTTAACCTGCTGGGCGTCGGTACGAATCAGAAGTTCTACGTCGAATTAGGCGGTGAGTACTACGACATCACCCCGCTTGGTAATTCCTTAAACCTGTCTCAAAACCCGTTTACGACTGTATCGGGTAGTAACTTTGTCACTGTTCTTGCCTCGGGGCATGGCTCGTCAGTGGGTACCTACGTTACCTTTTCTGGTGCCACTTCGGTAGGCAGTCTGACCCTAAATGGGCAGTTTGAGATCATAGAAGTTCCGGGCGATAACTCGCTCGTGATCGTAACCCCGACTGCTGCTAGTTCATCTGCTACGGGTGGCGGTTCGTTAGTTATTGCCAGTATTGATATCGACGCAGGTACCGCTGTCTATACGTCCAACGTCGGTTGGGGCGGTCCTCCGTGGGGATCAGGCGGTTGGGGTTCTTCAACTCCGCAGGGTGTTCCGCTGCGTTTGTGGTCACAGTTTAACTACGGCAACGACCTGATCTTTGCTGAGAACAACGGCCCAATTTACTACTGGACTAACGACACCTCTACATGGGCACGAGCTATTACGCTTGAAGAGAAAGCTAACTCTGTACCTAAAACGACCACAACAGCAGCTTACGCTTCGGGTTCTGTCACGCTCGTCGTAGCTGATGCTACGGGTATTAACACCGGTTCAGTCATCTCAGGCAGTGGTATTGTCTCAGGCACGTATGTCACTGCGGCATGGGATGGCAGCACTTCAGTCACTATCTCAACGGCTACAACGGCTTCCGCCACGGTTTCGGCTTTGAGCTTCAGCTATGCCGGACGGCATGTGCCTGATGAAACCGGGTTAATTATTGACTCTCCGGTTGACGACTTTACGGTTTGCTTTGGATCTAATCCTTACGACCCGACTAATTTCAGTACGGCGTTTGATCCGTTATTGGTGCGTTGGTCAGATGCAGACAACCCGTATGAATGGGTACCTGAAGTTACTAACCAATCCGGTGAACAACGTCTTGCTAACGGCTCCAAGATCGTAACGGCGACAACTGCTCGTCAGGAAATTGTGGTTTGGACGGATACAGCTGTGTACTCGATGCAGTACCTCGGACCTCCGTTTGTGTTTGGGTTCACCCTGCTTGATCAGGACGTTTCGATTGCCTCTCAGAATGCGGTGATCAACGTCAACAACGCTGTGTACTGGATGGGCTTGGATAAGTTCTTCGTGTACGACGGTCGTGTAAATACGTTGCCCTGCACGATTCGCCAGCACATCTTCAGTACGTTGAATAAAGATCAGATCGCACAGGTCATGTGCGGTAATAACGAAGCATTCAGTGAAATCTGGTGGTTCTACCCAAGCACGGGCAGCACGGTGAATGACACGGTAGTGATCTACAACTACCTTGAAAACGTATGGTCGTACGGCAGCTTGAACCGATCTGCGTTCTCTCCGCAGAGTATCCGCGACTATCCGATGCTGTCGTTCAGCATCCAGACTTCTTACCTTGCGACAGACATCAATTCATCTGTCACTTCTATCGCTCTGCTTGAAGCTTCTGCTTATCCGCGATCAGGTACGGTACTGATTGATAGCGAGTACATTACTTACACAGGCGTTAGCAACGACACTCTGACTGGATGTGTGCGAGGTGCGAATAGCCCTGCTGGAGTGGCTTCAACGGCTGCGTCTCACACGACGGGTACTACCGTTTCGATGACGGCACCGAATCAAGTGCTGTATCACGAAGTGGATTGGGATGATGTCTCGACGGGTGTGGCGCAGCCAATTACTTGCTTTATTGAGTCGTCTGACTTTGACATTGGCGACGGGCATAACTTTGGTTTCGTCTCCCGCATCATTCCGGACATCAAGTTCTTGGGATCTACGACCTCTTCGCCGTCAGTTACTATCTCGATCTATCCGCGTAACTATCCCGGCTCCGCGTACGGCACTCCTGATATAGAACAAGTTAATGCGACGGCAGTGCTGCCGTACGAGATCTATACCGAGCAGTTGTTTACTCGGGTTCGCGGTAGGCAGATGGCTGTACGTGTCGGGTCTTCTGGGCTTGGCGTGTCGTGGCAGGTAGGTGCGCTGCGTCTTGATATCAGGCCGGACGGTCGCCGGTAATGACAACTCCACGTGGTGTAGTTCCGCCAAATTTGCCAGTTGCGCTTCGGCAATACGATCAGCGTGGTATGGAGCAGTTCAATAACGTCCTGCGTCTGTACTTTAACCAAGTCTCAAACCGGATCAACGCGCCTACTCCACACGCTTCGTATTTCGACACTACGACGCAGACGAACCCGGTAGCCAATACGGTCAATCTTTTTACGTTTAACTCGGTCGTTTCGGACTACGAAGTTACTCGTGGTACCCCGACTTCCAAAATTTACGTCGCTAATACTGGTGTATACAACTTTCAGTTCTCCGCTCAGCTAGACAAGTCTGGCGGTAGTGCAAGCGCGGTCTATATTTGGCCCCGGATTAACGGAGTCAACGTACCGGACTCAAATACCAAGATCGTTATTGACGGTCCTAACAGCGAGATCGTGGCGGCTTGGAACTTTGTGCTTGTGATGGAGGCCAACGACTACTTTGAGTTGGCTTGGGAAGCGGCTGATACGGCTGTCATCATTCCGTACGTGGCAGCTACTAACAACAGGCCAGCCATCCCGTCCGTCATCTTAAGCGTGGTTTGGGTGTCGAACTACGGCTCGGCTATTTATCAGGCGGCTACATGATATTATTTAAGAAACTTTACCCCACGGGGGTCGTATGAACGATAAGTATCCTGCGGCGGGGTTAGCATCCCTTGTAGCCGCTCAAGGCCGTGGCGGGGACTCCACCCTCGTCCACATGAACCCCGAAGAAGTTCAGGTACTTAAAGAGTACGCAGCCGCTAACGGCTTACCCCTGACTTTCAACCCACAAACCGGGTTGCCGGAAGCATTTTGGCTAACGGATTTCTTGCGAAATACGTGGAAAGCGATCAAACCGACCGTGACGAGCGTCGGTAACGCTATCATCAATAACCCTCAAACCACAGCCCTTCTAACCGGCGCTGCCTACGGTGCCGTCAAGGGTGATCTGCAAAAAGGTCTTGAGGCGGGTATGAAAGCCTACGCCGGGACTAAGTTGCTCGGCGGTATCACGGCTGGAATGCAGCAAGGCAGGAAGATCCCCGGCATCGCCGGTCCTGTTGGCTATAAGGAAGCTGGTCGTGGTGCGGATGACTTCGGTGAGATTGCGCCGGGTCTTATGGACACTAAGCCCACGGTTGAGGCTCCGCTCGGTAGAAGTCCCGCCACGGGCGGTCTTGATGCTCTGCTAGGTCGAGTGCTGGGCGGCGGTCAGACGGGTACTACGCAGCAAGGACAGGCTCAGCAAGGACAGCAGGGGCTGTTCCGTTCAGGCGATCCGATCATGGACGCTATCATGCTCTATGCCACTAAGAAGGCTGAGCAGAAGATCACGGGGCAGCGTCCGGGCATCCCGACTCCGGAGCCGACGCAGTATCGCAACGTGCAGTACAGCCGTGGGCAGGTCAATCCGCTGTTCTTTACGCAGCCGGGACAGCCGTACTTTATCGGTGGTGGATATAGCGACCAAGGGACTACGACACAGTACCCTGACTACACTCGTCCTCCGACTACGACTCAGCAGCCGGGGCAAACGACTGGACAAAGCCAGCCTCAGCCGCCGCCAAGACCCCAGCCACCCAGTCCACAAGATGACCGCCGCTACGGGCTACAGATGGCCTCGGGCGGTATTGCTTATGCGGAAGGTGGTGCAACGGAGACTGAAGAAGAAAGGAGGCGGAAGTATTTCGAGAATCTCCGCCCTTTCGCTCCCGCCCTGTCTGACTATTATCGCGCTGGTGCCACAGGCACCGGTTCAGCGCAGGGCGACAATTTAAACCGCGATCCGATGACCCGTCTGCCTCAAGTACCGGCAGGTGGCATAGCCACTGGGGACATCGCAGATTGGTATCGTTCACTACTTGTCCCTCCCACGGCCCGTGCGCCGGTAGATATGGGGGATTATTTCTCAACCACGCAGAGGCGTGGTGCGACCGACTATGGTCCGGTAGTTAAATATCCGGATGGTCCGACTCCGCCACCTCCGCCTCCTTCACCCCCTCCTCCGCCAGAATTAAAATGTCCTGACGGAAGTGCGCCAGATTTAACCCGTATTGTTCAGGGACTTGATCCGTGTCCGACTACTGGGGGTACTAAAACTTGCCCTGATGGGTCAATTATTCCCTCAGATCAGGAATGCGGTACAAGTAATACTTGCCCGGATGGGTCTGCACCTGATCCGACGACTGGTCAGTGCAGGGGTACAGGGACTAAGACTTGTCCCGATGGTTCTGTCATTCCTGCGAATCAAGAATGTAAAGGCACAGAAAAGTGTCCGGATGGGTCGCTACCTGACCCTGTAACGGGTTTGTGCAGGGGAACGGAAAAGTGCCCAGATGGGTCTCTACCCAATCCTGTAACCGGCCAATGTGCTGGTGAAGAAAAGTGCCCAGACGGGTCTCTACCTGACCCCGTGACTGGCAAGTGTAAAGGTACGGAAACCAAAACCTGTCCTGACGGGTCAGTAATCCCTGTGGGTCAAGAGTGTTCAGGCGAGAGAGACGAACCATGTCCCGATGGATCTTTGCCTGATCCTGTAACGGGTAAATGTAAAGACGGTCCTGATAGCCCGGAGACTAAGACCTGCCCGGATGGGTCCGTAATTCCTGTTGAGCAAGAGTGTAAGCCGGGTCCGCCGCCACCTCCTCCGCCACCTCCGCCGCCTCCGCCACCTCCGCCACCGCCGCCCCCACCTCCGCCGCCGTACTTAATCTGCGATGACGGAAGCATTGTCTATCCTGAGTTGGGAGAAAAGTGTCCAAAGTTGCCTGATCAGGAATGCAAACCTAATCAGAAGAAAATGACGGACCCGTACACGGGCGAACTCCGTTGCGTGGACTTCTGTCCTCCGGAACTTATTTACGACACCAATTTAGATAAATGCCTTTGCCCGAATGGAAAAGCGCCGGGACCGGATGGTAAGTGTGTAACAAATCCACCACCTCCACCTCCGCCTCCACCGCCTCCGCCGATAGACAAATGTCCTCCGGGTACTAAGCCTGATCCGGTGCTGGCTGCGCTTGGCTTTATTGTTTGTGTTCCTGCGGAAGATGATGACCCGCCGCCTCCGCCACCGCCTCCGCCACCGCCTCCGCCACCGCCTCCTCCGCCACCACCCCCGGCGAAGCCAAAATGTAATGAGGACGAGACGCAAGATGGCGATATGTGCTACGGCACATGCCCGGATGGTTCGACCTATACACGTGGTGTTGGTTCTCCGTCTCCGTGCGGTTCTCCAAACCTGCCTCCACGAAATAGACCGTCGTTTGACATGATTCGTTGCTGGGGTCCGGATGGTATGCCGTATCTCTCGACGTTGGAGGTGGGCTGTTTCCGTCCGGGTTCTCGCTTGAGCAGATACTGCTCTAGTACCGATAACTCATGCTATGAGTCAGATGACACTGCGCCAGAACCTAATGTTGATACAGTTATGGCCTCCGGAGGCGTCGTGAAGAAGACTAAGAAGTATCAGATGGGCGGTATTGCCTCTTTGCCTGCTCGTGATCCTCGTCTGGGTGGAGCAGTAAACCCGGTTGATGGTTACAACTTCGGCTTTGCCCAAGGCGGTATGCCGTCGATGCCTGAATATCAGGCAGGTGGTAAGCTCCTGCGTGGACCGGGAGATGGTATGTCTGACGATATCCCTGCCGTAATCCGAGGTAAGGGGGTGCAGAGAGCGGCTTTGGCAGACGGTGAGTTTGTCATCCCCGCCGATGTGGTGTCGCATCTTGGCAACGGATCAACCGAGGCAGGTGCGAAAAAACTGTATAAAATGATGGAGCAGATTCGTCGTGCGCGAACGGGGACCGGCAAGCAAGCCCCCCAAGTAAACCCCGATAAGTTCCTGCCCCGTGCAACGCCCGCCAAGAAGCGGCGATAGAGGGTACAAAGATGTCTACTACGACTCCGACCACTACAACCCAGATTACGTCCAACATCCCAGATTGGGCGAAAGGGTACGCCACTGACTTACTTGGGTTTGGTGCGGCACTTACGTACCCCAAACTAAATCCGCAAACAGGAAAACTTGAGTCTGGCTTTAAGCCTTACGGCGGTGAACTCGTTGCCGGGGAAAGTCCCCTTCAGCGTCAGGCATATAATGACCTGTCCCGTATGCAGGTCTCTCCGCAGACCTCTCAAGCAACTGGCTTCACAGGGCTGGCCGCGCTTCAGGCGCAGGATCTTGCTAGATACAACCCTCTCCAGCAACAACAGTATTACCAGTCTGCTTATGATCAGCCGGGTGGTCTTAATAAATATATGTCGCCCTATATGCAGGGCGTCGTTGAGCAGCAAAAGAGTCAAGCGATTGCAGACTACGGTCGGCAACTTCCGGGCATGGCCGCTGCCGCTGCTCGTGCTGGCGCAAAGGGTGGTACCCGTGAGGCTCTTGTCCGTGCCGAAGGTCAGCGCAATCTAAGCGAACAGTTACAGAACATTCAGGCGACGGGCCTTCAAAACGCTTTCCAACAAGCGTCACAACAGGCAATGGCTGATGCTGCTACAAAAGCGCAGTACGGTCTTGCTGGTACGCAGTTGGGCGAACAGTCTCGCCAGTTCGGTGCCGGTCTTGGCTTGCAGGGTTTACAACAGCAGTTGGCTGCGGCAGGTCAACTTGGTCAGTTGGGTCAACAGCAGTATCAACAGCAGGCCGGTATCCTCGGTGCTCAACTTGGTGCTGGTGCTCAACAACAAGGACTCAAACAAAAGATGTTGGAGTCGAACTACCAACGCTTCATTGATGAGATGTCGTACCCGTACAAGCAGTTGGAGTTTATGTCGAACTTGCTGCGCGGCACTCCGTCGTCTGCGGAAACACGTAACGTATATACACAAGCCCCGAGCACTTTCCAGCAAATAGCGGGTTTGACTGGCGGTCTTGGTGGACTGTTTGGATCTTTCGGGAGTTAAACCATGATTGGTCCGGTAAGCGAAACTGGTAAGACGATGCTCTCTTCGCTCCAAGGAGCGATGGCTAAGGGTATGCCCGTTGATCAGGCAATCACCTACGTTAAGAGCATGGCGCAGCAGGGTGTCGCCCCGCTGGTTGATCTCTATGCGTTGCTAAAACAATTTGAGCGGATGAAGCAGCCTCCGACTCAAGCTCCGCAAGGTGGCAACCTTAAAGATCAACTTAACAATCTTGAGTCTTCGCTTGTCGGTGGACTTGGCGGGATGCCGCCGCGTGCTATGCCTCCTTCACCGGAGATGCCTCCTGAAATGCAGGGTCTTGCTTCGTTAGATGCGGGGGCAATGGAGAATCCGCAAGGCTTCAACATGGGCGGTATCGTGGCTTTTGCAGAGGGCGGTCAGCCTGAAGCACCGAAGTCCATCACGCCCCAACTGTATACGCTGCCTAAGTCGTATGAAGAGTTAGCTCAACAAGCGATGCGTGAGCAGATGGCGCTTGAGACTGCGGAAGGACGCGCTGCATTCTTGGCTAAACGTGATGCGGAACTCAAAGAAGCGGGGCTTGGTCAGTATGCTAAGTCTCTTGAAATGCGTGATGAGTTGGCTCAAGAAACTGCTAAACGAGCCGAGTTACTGCCCGGTGAAGAAGCTGCACTTAATGAAGAGTCATTCTGGGCAGACGTAGCCGGTTCCGACGCAGGCGATCTCGTGTCTGCTATGGCTAAGAGTAAGGCCAAGGCAGTTGAGCGCAAACGCGCCAGCCGTGAGAAAGTTCAGGCCGCCAAGGAGAAGGCAGCGGAAGAGAAAGTTCTGCGCCAAGAAGCCCGCGAAGCTCTTAAGCAGGGTGATATGGAGTCTTACAAGACGAAGCTCGCGGCTGCTAACACACTGCGAGATACGAAAATTAACGACTACGTTAAAGCTGTTGAGGGTGACAAAGACCGAGAAGACGCAGCGGCAAGGGCACGGGAATTGGCTCGGATTCAGAAGGACTCGCCGTTGGCTCGGGCGCAAGAAGCGTTGCGTACTACTCCGATGTACTTGGAGAACGGTGAGCCGAACCCGACTTATGGTGAGATTCGCCGTCTCATAAGCGATATGAATGCAGGTCGTGGCGGTGCAGGGAATCGGTCACAGATAAGTTACTATCAAAATATCTATAGAAACGCGACCACTGCGCTAAGAAAGGCTCAAGAGGCTGATGCTGTATCTGGTACGGCTGAGACTAGAGCAGCACTTCAAGCAGCACGGGCTGCTGAAGCCAAAGCACGACGAGACTATGAAGCGGCTTCGTTGGGGCAGGACTTTGAAGCACCTACCGGAGGAGTATCAGATCCTACACAGATGTCGGATGAAGAATTGCTGGCCGCTCTGAATCAGTAAAGCACATGGCTAACCTGCAACTTTTGCTGGAAGCAGAGCGTCGTGGCATCCTGCCGCCTGATAAAGCCGCACTGTTACAAGAAGCGCGTAAGCGCGGTCTAGTCCCCGGTACTAAAGCCGCTCCGCCTCAACCCGAAACCACTTCCAACCCGTTCATGGGCGCATTGGGTCGTGGTGCAGAACTTCTTGGGTCAGGTGTTGAACTGGCGGCCCGCGCTGGTGAATCCATCGGTGACTTCATCGCTGAGAAGGCTCCTGTCCTTGATACCCGCGTTGTTGCAGACAAAGAGGGCGTACGTGTAGAGCGTCCATCTCTGAAAGAAGTTCGCAAAGAAAATCAGATGCAGTACATGTTCGACTGGGCGAACAGTCTGCGCGAGTGGGGCCGAGAGATTAATTACGAGCCGAGTACCAAACTCGGTGACTTGGCTGATAACCCATTGACTGCTGTGCCGTTCATCGTTGAGCGCGTAATTACGTCTGCTCCGGACATGGCTGCGGCTGTGACTGTACCGCTTCCGTACATTGCCACACGGTCTAACGAGATCCTGAATGAACGTCTGGCTAATGACAACAAAACGCTAGATCAAGCAACCGTTGCTGACGTAGCTGCCGCTACTGGCGCGGCCATCGTTGAAGGAAGTCTTGAGCGATTTGCTACAGGACGCTTGCTGGAGAAGGGTGCGGAAGCCGCTACCCGTGCCGGTCGTATTGGTAAGGAAGCCGGGGTTCAGGCAGGTACTGAAGCCACCGAAGAAACTGCTGCTTATGCTGGTGCCACTGCGGGTACCGAGGCAGGGTTTGATCCCCGCACTGCGGGACTTACTGCGCTTGAAGCAGCCATCGTTGGCGGCGGTCTCGGTGCCGGTGTGCAGGGTGTTCGTGAATTGGTTGGGCCGGGTGAAACTCCGCCTGAAGTACCGCCTGTTGCGCCTGCCGCTACAACTGTCACGCCCCCAACTGCGCCTACTCCTCCCCCGGCAGCGGCGGCTGTGCCGACCACGGTCGATGAATTACTTGATGCTCCGCCTAAAGTGGCAGCGGAAGACGCGCCTGAGAATGTTCGTTACGAGCCGACAACGCTAAACAACGAGCAGATCAACAATGAAATCGACAAGATGGAGGACTTCCAAGAGCAGATCGCGGATCTCCTCTTCAACCCGCAGCAACTTGAGCAACAGGCCGTACTGGCTCGTATCCCGCCAGACGTATTCCGTAACAACTTACAGAATGACTTTGATCAAGTTACTACACGGCTAGATGTTTTCTACAAGCATCTGAATGGTACGTTGCCGCCCGTTAAGCCTACGATTACGCAGGACCAAGTGACGGCAGCGGGAGTTTCACCTGACGTTGCCAAAGCTCTAAATGTACAGCCCACTGTCACTCCTACTACCCCTGTCCAGCCGGGTGTCTCTGATGCAGCCGCAACAACAGCACCGCCAATTACTCAGCCGCCTGTCGGTGGAACAGTTGGAAGAGGCGCTAATGTGCCTCCATCTGGACTTACTACCCAAAGACAAATTGCTCCGGAAACTCCCGTCGCAGGACTGGAACCTGCTGCACGAACTCCTAGTGATGTTGTTCCGGGAGAAGGAGCAGTCGAGCCTCCACTAAACGAAGATCAGCTATTTGAAGAAGGCGAGCGAATCAAAAACGAAGCTCGATCTTTACTTACTGAAGACGGCAAATTACCCGCTGTTGGTACCCCTGAGCGTGAAAGATACAGCGCGTTAGCCCAACAATTTAAAAACTTAAAACAGGCTTGGACTGAAAGGTTTGGGAAAGAACCTGCTGCACCCGCTGCACCAAAAGTCCCAAGAGTTCAGTACAAAGACAAAGGCGACCGTTCTGAACAAGGTCTTGAGTTTTACTACGATGGACTTTATTACAAATTGCTGCCAATGGCCGGTAAGCATGATCAGCCTATCCTTGATGTGTACAAGGATAAAAGAATGATTCGATTGGTAGGCAATCATTACGCTAACAATGAACGAGGGCAGGTTGATGGTCGCGTTGGTGATGCAAGTGAAATTGACCAGTACAACTTACCGCCAGAAATATCCAAGGCGATAAAAGACTATTTGTCTTCCTCTGGTATTGGCTTAACGTCCGATCCTAGGCGGCTACCGAAGTCGTCTGTTGATGCGGCTGGTAAACGCCTTGCCGATGCTGTCAATGCGGAGATGGCGAAGTATGAAACTCCGCTACGTACCTCTGAACAACGTCGTCCCCGCACGGCTGAAGAGGCCGAACGGCAAGAGTTTGAAGACTTCTTTGCAGGTGAAGCGGAACTTATCTACAGCACTCGCTCGTATGAGGCTGAACCGAAGCCCGATGGTCCGTTTACAGGTGCCAAGGGCAACGTAGTTGTATCTGAGAGCGTTGATCCGCGCTTTGAGAAGTTGCTGTCGGGCTTGATGAAAACGCTCGGCATGGGAGATGTGCGGGTATTTTTGGCAACGAAGAAGGATATGTTGCCGCCCGGAGCGTCGTATGCAGACGCGATGGACAAAGCCAAGACCCAGTACGGGATGTCTGGTGACTATGCCATCAATAGCCTTTTGGCTGATCTGCGTCCCAAGGGTACGGTTGGTATCTCGGCGCAGTGGGGCAAGACCAAAGACTTCATTATTGTTTACGACTCTTCTAGGACGTTAGAGCAGAACATCGAAACGATTGCTCACGAACTGGGTCACGTTGTACAGATCACTGCTTATGACAACGCATCAAGCGACGTAAAGGCAGCGATCCAAGAAGAGTACGAGAAGTGGTTTAAAGCCAATAAAGGCAAGACCGCACGTGACATGGTGCGGGCTACGCGCAATCGAGTGACGGCACAAGAAGCCATCATCTACCCGCCTGAGTACAAATTCTCGGGTAAGGATCTTGAGTACTGGACTTCGTTCAGCGAGTGGTTTGCTGACAACGTATCCAAGTGGGCTACGACTAATAAGAAGCCCATGACTGTCGTGCAGAAGTTCTTTGCCGACATAGCTCGTAAGATCCGCAAGATTGTCTCTGAGATAACCGGTAACAAGTTCGTTCCGAACAAAGCCGTGGCTGACTTCTTGGACAAGATGGGTCCGGAAGATATCTCTACATGGCTCAAGTCCGACACGATGCCGGGGATGCGTACCAACTACATGCTGAATGCGGTTGGTAACAGAGTTAAGAATCTGCCTAGCCTGACCCGCAACGTTTACGAAGCGGTACGCAACATCCTCGACTCGACCCGTATTACCGACAATATGCGCTCGGGTATCTATGCGTTCCTGTCTCTGCCTCAGCAGGTACAGTTATTTGCGAAGGAACTACCGAAGCTCCGTGATCTGCTCAACGTGGTCAACGTACGGGCAAGTTCGCTCAAGGATCGCAAGGAAGTTTTGGATAGAAATGTTCGTAAGTGGAACGACGTTATTAGCGATAAGACTCAGAAAATGCGGGATGATTTCTACCGTATCGCGCACGAATCCACGCGCTTGGTAGGTGCTGATGGCCGCATGGGTATCGACTTCAATGACCCGGCTGAGGCAAACAATCCGCTCACCAAAGAGTTTAACGCCCTGCCTGCTGACTTGAAGAAGGTCTACTTTGAGATGTTGCAGAGCTACAAGGACATGTCGGATGAGTACTTAAAGCTCATCTCAAAGAACCTGTCCAAGCGTGCGGCACGCAAACTTGAGCGGCAGATGGCGCAGAAGCGTCTAAAGGTCTACCTACCCTTGTTCCGTGAGGGTGACTACTGGCTGCGCTACCAAGACCAGAATAACGAAACTGTGGTTATGTCGTTTAAGTCTAACCGCGAACGTGAAATGGCTATCAAGGAAGCAGTTGCGGCGGGTGCTGCCCAGTCCAGTATGCAGCCGTTCTCTCGCGTTGAAGGTGCGTTTGAACAGGCAGGTGGCGGTCCGTTCTTCTTTAATATTCTGGACGAGTTGGATAAGCGGGGCGCTCCGCAAGCGACTAAACGCGCCTTGTTTGAGATGTATTTGGATTTGATTCCTACTCAGTCGGTGCGACAGCAGTACCGTACCCGTGATGGGTACAAGGGTTATGAGTCTGATCTAATGAATGTTTACGCCACGGTTGCATCCCGTATGGCTAATCAGCTTACCAATCTGGAATACGTACCTGAGATTGACAAGGTATATAACGAGATTGAGAAAGAGGCTAAGACCGCCGCTGCTCAGTCCAAGAACCTTGCGGTCGATAAGTTGATGCGGAACCTGAAGTTGCAGATGGATTACCTCCGTGATCCTGCCAACAGCCCTCTGGTCAACACGCTCTCTTCGTTTAGTTACTACTGGTACATCATTGGTAACGTCTCGACGGCCTTGATCAACCTGACGCAGTTGCCGATGGTGGTCTACCCGATGCTTGCCGGTAAGTACGGCAACGTTGATGCCACGAAAGCAATGGCTGACGCCCAGAAACAGTATATGAAGGGCGGGTGGGATAATGACAACATTCCCGGCGGGGCGAAGCGGTTCCCGTCTGACTTCTCGTTTGGTATCGGCCTACCGGCTAATTCTCCGCTAAAGAAGTTGTACGACGCTGCTGTACGGCAGAGTGCGATCCGTCGCTCGACGGGGTACGACGTTATCGAAGGCAGGAAACAGAACTACGGGATGGGGGATTACATCGGTCTGAAGGCTAAGACCGAGCAGATACTGGGTTGGGTATTCCAGAACTCTGAGCGTTACAACCGTGAAATCACGTTGATTGCAGCGTTCAACCTAGAGATGAAGAAGAATGGCGGCAAGGTAGACGAAGCTATCAACACCGCTATCGACTTCATTAATGATACTCACGGTACAACCCTGACTGAAACTTCGCCACGAGTATTCCAGAGCGGGTTTGGTAAGGTGGCGTTCACCTTCAAGAACTTCGCCCAGACGATGATTTATCTGCAAGCCAAGTTGTTACGCGATGCAGTCAAGGGCGAGACTCGGGAAGTTCAGAAACTTGCTGCCAAGCAGTTCTTGGGTATCTCCGCGATGGCCTTCACGTTTGCAGGTATTCAGGGAATGCCGTTCTTCGGGGCCGGGACCGTGATGGCTGACATACTGCATGACATTCTTGGTGACGAGGACGAACCGTGGGATTCAGCAGCAGCCGTGCGTAGTGCGGTAGGTTCAATACCGAATAAAGGGCCGGTCAACGAACTTCTGATGATGGATATTGCTTCACGTACTGGCTTTGCCAACTTGCTGTGGAAGGACGACGACAAGCGTATTGAGGAAGTAGGCCCGATTCTGTTCGCAATGGAGCAGATCTTCGGTCCATCCTACGCTGCGGCTATGGGCATATTCAGAGGATATAAGGATTACAAGGAAGGCCATTACGACCGTGCAGTTGAGGCGGTAACGCCGTCGTTCATCCGAAACAACTTAAAGGCATATCGTTACTACATGCAAGGTTCTCTAACTAGAGATAAAGAAGTTCTATACGATGACTTCAATAAGTACGAACTGTTTATGCAGACTCTTGGCTTCACGCCAGTTGAAGTAGCGCGTCGTTCAGAACTTGCCGGGGATAAGGCGAAGAAAATTAAGGATTTAGAGAACCGAAAAAAGGCTCTCCTAGATAGGATGTACTTGGCTCGTATTAGCGGGGATGACGAAGGCAAAAAGGAAGCCAAGGCTGCGATTGATAAGTTCAATGAGAACGAGACCGTCAAGAAGTACGGTATGCGTATCACGCCAGAAGGCATCATCAGTTCTTACAATACGCGACGTAATCGCAGTGCACAGTCTACGTTCGGTATTTACTCGCCGCCGAAGATGCGTCGTGCGTTGAGCGAAGAGTTTGAAGAGCCGCCCCCGCCGATACTGAAGCGGATGTTCGGCAAAGAAGAAGAGAAGAAAGACTAAGCGGTACGCCAGACCCGAACGCCGAGGTGTCCTTCCTTGGACGAGGCGTAAGCCTTCACTCGTACTTGAGCGGCCTTGGCTCGGCAGTCTATCACGTACAGCATTTCTGGAATCTTCAGCGTGGGGATAAAGAAACTATCCCCAACCGCCATACCCTCAAAGGGGAAGATCCACTCAGGCTCCACTACCTTTATTGTCATCTAACAACTCTTTTGGTACTTCGTACTGGAATGCGTACACATGAATAGGTGGGGTCGTCATACCGGCTTTCCAACCAGTAGACAGGCGCATCTTCTTCGACTCTAACTTGACGGTCGATTTCTCCAAGGCTTTCTCAAACTCAGCCGTGCCTACGCTACGACTAGTCAGGTACTGCTTGAATTTATTCTTGGAGACATACTGCGTCGAGTTACCGATCTCAACACGGGCTACGAGTTCACCAAACGGCTCGTTCACTACCCGGCCTTCGTCGAAGATCAACGTGCCCTTACGCCAGTGGTCGTTTAAGAACTCACCGATCAGGCCTTCATAGTCTGTGATGCTGTTCTTCTGGGTGTTATCCCGAACTTTGATTGTTTCAAGTATCACTTTGTCAAATATCCTTTCTATGTCGAAGTTAATAATACCCGCCTCGTTAGCGATCTCCGCACCGGCAAAGATGGCACTGAAGGCAGTCTCGTAGAAACGGAAGGCCGCGTTGCTTCCCAGTTTCGTACCGGTTACACGCTTACTCCACTTCTGAATACGGGCGCGGATCTCCGTGTCGCCCATCGTCAAGAGCTTATCCATGAAGGCAACTCCGGCATGACCGTGGTTGCGATGCAGTGGGTCGAAGATCTCTTTACCGACTTCCAAAGTCAGGTACGACGGCGGGACAAGCACGTACTCCAAGAGACGCATGATCTCGCCACTTGCGTTAGCTTTCTTGTTGAAGATCAAGTCGTACAGCGAGACGTTCGATGACATCAAGCACAGCATGGAGGCAATCTCCTGCTGCTCACGCTCGGCGTTAATCGAACTCTGCATACGCATCTTGCCCTTGCCTTGAGAGACAAGGTGGATCAGCTTCGATATCTGCTCAGGCGGTTTCTCCTGAATCTCGTCCATGCCCATCATGATGTTCTTGAGCGACATGGCGCGGCTGTTGAAGGCGTTGTCCGTAGACTCGTACACGCTCAGCGGCTTGGGCGAACCCCATACAGAGAGTGCTGCATAGAGCGACCCGGACTTGGCTGCGCCTGACGTACCCGTGAAGCAGAATGTCATACCGTTTGTGGATGTAAACCGCATCAGCGGGGAGCCAAACGAGATAAATAAACCGAACGCTTGCATCTCCAACTCAGGGCGGTTCAGTTGATTGATGCAATCCTTCCAAACCTGAAAGTCACCCTTCGGACGCATAAGGCGTGATATGTCACGTATTAGGGGACTGGATGCCGCCCTGCGAGTGACCCCGTTGCCAAGGACTTCGGTCTCACCAATCAAGAACGATTCGTTGCCTTCCGTCCACCCCATCTGGTGACAGATCTTGTCGGCAGCGTTCTGGCTCTGTAGGTAGTGTGCCCATTTCATAATGTAATCCACAATCTTAGGCCATAGGTTCTGGTTCGGCGGTGCGATACCGGCCTTGCCAAGAATGTCTTTCAGGCTATCAACCGACTGCGCTTCGCCCATCGAGATGTATTTTTCACGGACTTCGTGAGGCAGTTTGATCCGAACGAGGAACAGTTCACCGTCCGACTCACCGTACATTCGCTTGATGGGGAAGAACTCATTAGTCGATATCAGCACCGGCTGTGGCTGGATCTTTACTCCATCGTCGTCTTCTTCGGAGGGAGGTAAGTAGTAAACTCCCCCGGCTCGTCCTCGTACATAGGGTAGGATCGCTTTAGGAAATGGCGGAACTTCTTGGGGATTCGCCTCGACCCGAACTGCGACCTCCTCGGTGATTTCTTCTGCCGGGGCTGCAACAAACTTCCTTCCAATGGCAAGTGGGTTGGTGATTCGTCCCTTATGAGGACATCCGTCACATCCACCGGGGTTTCGCTGTGCAAAAATCTCGCAACTATGCGGCTTACCAAACGTTTCATTCGCTTTCCTAAGTGTGGCTTCAGGGCTATATCCGGGGTAATCCTCGGACATCAAGTGGATGGCAGTCTCCCAATCCGTGCAGTGCCGTGCGATGGACAACGCTGAGTGCCATACAGGTTCAGGCAGGGTCTTGGAATTGATCAGGGCGTTCTTAATCTGGTTGCAACCACTGCCGTCCAGACTCATCTCAGCAATGTCTTGGAAGGTAACTTCAAAGTTGTCGAACTTGGCTATCTGCCGGGTATCGTCGTCCAGTCCCTTCGGCACAAGATCAAGAATTGATCCGGTCGATATCTCCACTTCACCTAAATAATCTTTAAAGGCGGCGAAGTCGTACTGGTTGATCTCGTCTGTCAGGAACGAAGTCGGGTTCGGGGGATCAGTCTTGAAGTTCAACGTCTCAGGGCAACGCATAATCCGGGTGATGTCAGCCGTCACCACAGGATCAATCTTCATATGATCCAAGCAGAGTTGTTTAAATTTCTCTGCGTATGCCTTCCACTCTGCAATCGGCACGGCTTCTTCAAACGGCCAATAGGCGTGAATGCCGTTACCTGAGTCGATAACGACAGGCGGGGGAAGTTCTGTCACTTTCAGAAAGCGATCTAAATCCTCGATAGCCTCAGCCTTACTCTTGTAATGACCGGGCTTGTCTGGCTTTACATCCAGATCTATAAAGAATGAACGGCAGTACGCAGCATAATCGCCCATACGACTATGACCATTAAAATTACTCAGGGCAATGAACGCATTCTTGCCTTCTGAATTGATCTGTTCGACTAAGTTCTCAACCTCGTCAAGGCTCTCTGCAAACCGATTAACTACCTTCTTGTCTACAGCAATCTCGGTAACGCAATAGATGCCATGCGGGGGCAGTACTTTCTCGTAAAATTGTTTTCGCATGAACACCAACCCACTTAGATAAAAAAGGCGGGGCGACAGCCACCCCGCCAACCACGAGTAGCACCTCAAATAGTTCGGCCAATCATCTCCTCTATGTAAGCCTTTGCTTGTTTAAGGTTATGTGCAGGGAGTGTACCGGCCTCGATATCCTGCTTGACAAGGTGCATGAAAGCCTCGACTAACTTGCGCTTGTCTTCGTACATCATCTGACCCCTAAACCACAAATGCACCGTATTACGGGAGACATTCAATGCTTCGGCCACATATACAACCGGAAGGTTCGCTTCAACACATAGGCGACCAAGTTGTACTCCCAACAGAGTAGAGTCTGCCTGTTGCAGTTGAAGCAGCAACTTGTCGCCGTACGTGCGAGGCATTGATCAACCCTTCTTAGACCATTTCTTGATGACATCCGCTGCGTCTCCAGACGGCGCAGCCGGTTCAACCTTCTTGGTCTCACGAACGACGGGTTCAGCAACAGCCGTTTCATCTACAGGATTGAATGTAGCACTCGTAGCCGTAGCGACAACCACGGTCTCCTCGCTTTCATCCTGCTGATACACGGTCAACTTAACAGCGTTCTCCGCTGCCTTCGTTTCCTTCTGACGCTGCACAGCCTCAGCGTCCCCTTCAGGCACAACGCCAATAGGCGAGAACAGCAACTTCGGTACAGGCGACTTGGTGTCAAACTGCATCTTAGTCACTACGCGACCTGCCGAGATGTTGTTGTTAGCAAGCATCTGGATGTACGGACGGAACGGATACTTACCGCTCTCTTCCTTGCCAAAGCAAGACGTAGCCGGGAGAACCAACTGCATGACATCCCCGTTCGGATCTTGCGGCAGGACAACAGCCGTACGCCACGACAAACGACAAGCAGCACCGCTGCCGCCTTGACCAGAACCCTTCACAGAGTACTGACACTTGTCACAAGCGGAGGCTTGCGGATTCTTCACTTCCGGGTCAGGAACCTTAGAGTCTGACGACCAACAAACCGGAGCGATCTTCTCACCTTCCTTGTATGCACCCGTGTAGTAAGTGCGGCTCGGTGCGTGAGCCATCTTCACAAAGATCACATTCATGTGACGATCTTCGATGGAGCCGATCTCCTTACCCCCCGCCATCTTGCGGAACACGCCGCCCTTGATAGAGATGCGCTTAGCGGCACCGCCACCACCGGCAACTGCACGGGTATCGTCATCAACACCACCCTGAATCTGGGCGAGTTGGTTTTTCAAACTTGTAATAATGTCGTTACTCATAAATTCCTCACTTACTGGCTTTACGCACTGAAACACCGTACTCACGCATCACATTTACTCCCGGCGGTAAACCGTCCATAGCGGTCTCCGAAAGGAATTGCTTAAAGTTGCTCTGATGGATGCGTCTCTCAAGCAACTGAACTGCCTCAGCATCTAAAACGAACTTGTAGAAATTCTCCCAGTCTTGGCAGAAGAAACGTTCGTTCAACTTCCGCATGACTGTGCCGTGCTTCGTTTTGATACTGTCAGCATTGACTGCATTACACATCTCAAGCATGACTGCTTCCAACTTAGCCATGTCTTCTTTCAACTTGGCATCTGCTATCTCGTACTCGCGGAGCAACTTATCGCGCTCCGAGCGTATTAACAAATACGCTTCAACTAATTCATCTGTGTTACCCATTTTCTACTTCCTCTAACTCCTGCTTGTACAGGTCTACTAACTTTTGATGATCGTCAACTTTGCCTTGGAGCATGGTGTAGATCTTCTTCTCAACTTCCGATCCACGCAGATGCACCACTGACATTTTGTTGACTTGGCCTACTCTCTCAATACGAGCAATGCACTGTAGATACGTCTCTACTGACATCACCGGTGCCCAGAAAACAACCGTGTCAGCAGCAGTTAGCGTTACGCCGTGTGATGCCGATTGAGGCTGAATAATCAGGACTCTGGGATCTGTCGCAGTTTGGAATCGGTTGATAATGTCGTGCCGATTCTGTGCCGAAACACTCCCGTTTATTACCTCGTTCGTTATGCCTTCTTTCGTCAGGAACTCCCCAACGATGTCGATAGCATGAAGGAACGGAACAAATACTACAACCTTGTTGGTAGTTTCTTCAAGCACTTCTTTGAGCGCATTTAAACGAGGTGCGATGTCGAACTGCACAACGTCATGCTTGTCCGTGTACACAGCCCCCGAGGATATCTGTAGAAGTTTGTTAAGAGCCGCTGCCGCATTGACGGCGGAGACTTGCTCTCCGGCTGCTTCTATCAGTAATTGCTTTTTTAACGCATAGTAATACTTGGACGCCTGCGGGCTTAGCTGTACGTCTCGGGTTTGGTAAATAATTTCTGGGAGATCCAGACATTCCTTCTTGGTGTATCTAATCGCCGGTTGTAGGGCACGGTACACCTCGTCTGTGGCTACGTTCTTTGGAACCCATTTGAACTTACTGACCTGTGCCATAACACGGTCACGCCATGCAGTTGAGAACTTGGGGACACGACCGGGGCTGATTAACTTAGCCAAACCATACGCATCGACCGGAGACTGTGCGGCAGGGGTTCCCGTCAGCATCCATAGCCACGTGTCTGCTTGAATTAACTTGGCAAGATTCTTCCACCGCTTTGTGCTTGGACTCTTATAGGCATTGGCTTCGTCAATAACGATGAGATCGAACTTGGCTTGCTGCAAGTCTTCTAGTATGACTGCTGTGCCGTCGTAGTTAATGATCGTGAAGTCAAAGTTTTCATCTAATATCTTCTTACGCTTTGAGGCCGAGCCGTGTGCGACCCCGCACGTTCTGTGCATTGCCGTCTTGAAGATGTCGGCTTGCCATGCTGAATACATAATTGACAACGGGCAGATGACTAGTACTTTCTTGATGATGCCCTGTTTCATCAGATAGTCAGCAGCCCAGACTACCGCCGATGTCTTACCTGTCCCGGCTTCGTTAAAGCAGAAGGCTCGTTGCCGCAGGGACAAGAACTCTGCCGTGTCACGTTGGTGATCAAACGGTTTGTACAATCCCGGCCAGTCGTAATCCCTCTGCATGGGCGAGGGGATCTTGGGCACGTTGGGATTTGGGAGGTAACGATCTAGGTACTCAGCGAGAGTCTTCATCTCGCCGTGATCCCAACAGATCAGGACTTCCTTACTATGCTTGTTGTCTTTAAGGATTTCGCTACGTTCTAGCCGAGATGTGATTTCGGTAGCGAAGTTATTGGATGCGGTTATTTGCACCGCTGCGTTATCTACTATTTGCATACTGTACCTTTGTTACTAAAGGCCCGTATCGTGGGCTAGACGGCTGACGCCTAGGGGGAATCATCGAGGTAGCGAGTCCCTATCGTCAACTGGCGCGGTTATTGGGGGGAGAAGTGGGTGGGAAACTCCCCTACAGCACACTCACGCCTCGTGCATTATTTCATAGCACCGCTAGAAGTTCTACGGAAAGAACGGTTTTTTGAAGGTGGCTCCAACTTAGTTCCTGTTGAGTTACTGCCACCTTTGGATAGCGCCTTAACGTGGGCGATATCCTTACCCTTTCGGCTAATACCTTTCTTGTCATACGACCGACGCGCACGCTGGCGCTCCATGCGGTTCTCGTGTTCGCCACGTTCAACCTGCTGCTTGTATTCCTTCTTGTATGGCCGTGCCTTGTTTACGTATGGCATCTCATCGCTCCCTATAAAATTTGCAGTTACTGACCGGACACCACCCGCATAGACCGCCCGGCTTCGCCATCCACATATTGTTGTCGTAAGAGATCTGAATTGCACTTAGCACTGGAAGGAAGCTCTCCCAGAGTTTGTTTATGTCAGATCTCGCATACTCTTCAGTTACGAAAGTATTGTGCATCACGAACAACAAGCCCGCCTTGATCCGCTCAACTTCAGGAAAATGAGCAAAGGTCATCAAGGCCATCAACTTTAACTGCTTCGGGTCAGGGTAGCGGTTGCTGCCGGTCTTGTAGTCCACGATGTAAGCATCGGCACCGTCCACAATCAACAAGTCAACGATACCCCGTACCCACCTATCCTCCGAATCAAACGCGCACGGCTCGTGAGTTTTTGATATTGCCATCTCATGCTCACAATATCGCGAGCCGGCTATCGCGATTAGCGCGTCTAACTGTGGCTTAAAACGTTCATAATTCTTGGCAAGTGGTGTCCCGTCACGGACGTAATCCTCGCAAGCCTTGTGTACAGCCGTACCATAGAGCATCTGCTCCGTGGTTTTCTTAACAAAGTCCTTGGCTACCTTGGTGTGGTAGTACTGCTTCGGACAATTTATGTAGTCTTTTAGGCTACTGAACGACCACTGGATCATTAGGAAAATCGCTTGGAGTTAATTCAGATCTGTATGTTGGCGGCTTAGTTTCTGAAGTCTGAGTTCTGGTTCTGAAGAATCCTGCGTATTGTGGATATGAAGCCATGAACCTGCGCGAATAGAACGCACGATAATTGTTGTTTAGTTTGAAGCAGGTCAGGCCGTCGCCTCCCGCATCTATCTCCCATCGAATACGTTCAAACACGGCGTTCACAGAGTAATTTTTATACCCTCGGTTAATCATCTGGAACGTAAACTGTACGAACATATCCCACACTTCGGGATGTTTCCGGTGAAACTCAATCACCTGTTCCCGCATTTCCTCAAGTCTGGATTCATTATTCATTAGCAATCTCCGTAAGATTCACCCGATTTAGCCTCACAAGCCACGGGCAAACCTTCGGCCCAACTTGGAGGAGTAGACATGACTTCAGTTATAAACGCAACTGCTTGGTCTAATTCATCTTTTGGTACGACGATCACGGCGGCGTCATGCACCGTCAGGACAGGTCGATATCGCTCTCTGATCTTGAGCATCTGCTCACCAACAATAATCCGAGCCAAGGCTTGCACGATGTTCTCAACCATCGCCCCGCCCCATATACTCGTGATGCCCTTACGAGACTTATAGATATATTTCTTGTCGCTGAGTCTGAGATCTGGGTATCGTATAAACAATTTATTTGGGAGGAGTACTCCCGAAGGGGTAGCCCATACACACTTGTTCTTGCCTATCGGGTAAGACTTTAAATTATCAGGCCATGACGATAAGTGCGGTAGCGCACTGTCGCAATCTCGCCATAAGTCCGTGATCATGTGGTTGGAGTCACGGTACAGATTCACGATGCGCTTGCACTCGTCTTCAGGCAGGTCAGCCCCCGGAGGCTGCGTCTTCAGCGTGTGCTGTAACTTCTTAGCCCCTGTGCCGTAGCCCAGTCCGAGGATGCAGGTCTTGCCAACGAACCGTTCGACCGGATCGGCCTTGCTGATAGGCTTCTTGTAGATCTTCGTAGCAAAGATCGAATACACATCGTCGCCCTTGGCGAACTGTGCGGTGACATCATCCTGTCCTGCTAACCACGCAAGGATACGCGCCTCAATCTGAGAAGAGTCACAGTTGATAATTACATTGCCTGCGGGGGCCATGATGGACTTCTTCAGCGTTTTCTTTTTCTTATCACGGCTTGGCAGGTTCTGGAAATTAACCGAGTCCGACCCCGCCCACCGTCCGGTGTGTGCCCCGTAATACTTCAACGGGATTGGAACCTTACCACCGTTACGCGCACCGATCCCGATAAACCGCTCGATGCGTGACTCCTCGATGGTGGACTTCGTACCCAACCGGACAGAGCAGAGTTGTTGGATGAGCGGGTCTTCGTGTTCTAATAACTCAATAAACCCTTCGTCGTTTTTAGCAAGTGCAAACGTTTCCTTACCGGTTGTTGGACTAATCTTCATCGGCACAGGAATGCCGAGTTCCTTCAGGATGGCAGCGAATTGAGGATTACTGGCTAACTTCGCCCGAACCTCTTCCTCACTCCCAACGTCTAGTACCCCTTTCAATCCCGCCAAGAGTTCGTTCTTCTCTTGCTTTATCTCTTCAAGTCGCTCGACCAACAGCGCGTCATCCACCGTCAGGGTCGGGATGGTGTACATCCGCAAAGTCATGTCGATCAGATCGAGTTCTTCTTGCGGGAAGTAATCCTCGATAAAAAGGTTGAACAACTTGTAAGTAAGATTGACATCGTTAATGCAATAATCCCCATAACGATGCAGATCAGCAGGAGCAAAGTCTTGCCGACGCTTCCCAAGGGCATCGACGACTTCCGTACCTTTCTCACCTAAGTTATACCTCTTAACCAGATTCGCCAGAGATCCGCTTACATCAACGCCATGCTTAGCCCGAGCCATGCACAGGGTGTCGAAGTAGTAGGCAGGAACAATGTCGAAAATAAATGACAGGATGCCACCATCGAACTGCGTGTTGTGGCACAGCAGGGCTGACGTACTCCAATCAACTTGGTTCAGCCACGCCTTAATCTCGTCCTTGGTTCCGCTGAACCATTGCGTCTCGTCCTCATCAATCTTCATCGCCACGCCGACGACTTCAAACAACGGACTACGGATATATTCTTCCGTGGTCATCCGACTGAGACTGAACTGATGTGAATAGTACGTCTCAAAGTCAAGTGTTACGAATGACATATTTCCACCCTTTTGCTGTCTCTACGAAACCTATTGCCGCCATCGCCTCGACTGAGCGGCACTCACCGAATCTGTACTTGTGCGACCGGAACGATTCCGGGTTAGCGAACTTTCGCTTGCACTCCGTACACCTTCTTTCTTTTACGACGACCGTCATCCTTTAACCTCGCTACCTCTCGACGTAAATAAATAATCTCATCCCGACACGCCCACAGTACGCTACCAACTGTTAAAAACTTCATCTCTGTTGTTGTAGAGGTGTCGTTGATGTTGGCAGGGAGTGCTTGAATCAGTTCAAGGATATCATCTTCGATCTCCACCCTTCTTTCTCCTCTTCCTCATAGCCTTACGTGTTAAATCCCAGTGCAGTATGCGGTGACAGTTGGAGCAGAGAGGGATGCACTTACCCTCTGCTTCTTTGATTGCCTCGGCTATGTTTCTTTGTCTCACAGCCAAGTAGTTAACAGATCGCTTACCTTCTTTGATGACATGGTGAAAGTCAATGATAGCCGGGTGTTTTTTCCGACAGTGACTACACCGCTGCTTCGACTTGTACGCGATCCACTCTACTCTGTTTTTATCTCTACCCTTCCTTGCTCTCTTGATAACCTCTTGTCTGTTCCCTTCGTACCACTTCCGTGCGTACACCTTCTGCTTGGCCTTGCGTATGGCCTCGTCCTTGAATGGCATGAATCCCCCTCAGAGTCGTTTCCTCCAGTACAACGCTCTTGCGAACGAGTACGTGATCTTGGGGGTGTAAAGTCTGAAGCCGCACGAGATCAGGTTGTTGGCACTTGGTATATTGTCGGTGGTATCCGACACAGCCCATCTATACCCATGCCTTCTAGCCCATTGAACGCGCAGTCGGATCATCTGCCGCTGAATGCCATACCCCCTGTACGCACTCAGCACACCGCAACGACCCAGATAAATGCCATCCTCCATTTGCTGTGATGGCGACAGACAACTAAATCCTATCGGGGTAACTCTGTGATGCGCCATCCACCACACCCCGTCTTCAGGAAAGTACAGATCATCCGCCGGGAGACAGGCCTTTTGCAGCACCTTCAACTGCCGCTTGACCCCCGGATCTGAAGCATCGACTTGGCCGTAAGTGATCTTCATGGGTCATAATTTTACCTGACCTTTTTACCCATCTGGTACTCCAGTTCATTCCTCAAAGTAAGAAGCTCTAACGAAAGGACTGTAGCCTCGTTGGACAACCCCGCTCTCCGTATATTCTGCAATGATCGCTCGACGAGCGTCTGCTGACTTTGCCCATAGCCCCAAGGGGCAGCACTCATCTCGTCTTTCCACGCGCCGGGCGGGGACAGATTGTCCACAATCATTGACGTTTCCGTTGCCACCCTCGGCTTTGATTCTGTCGTCATATTGTCTTATTCCTCGGTAAACTGCTTTCTCGTCTCATCTCGCACCAATACTAGTAATTTACACATCACGTGTGACTGCGAACGATTTTTGTTGTCGATGTCATACTGCTTGGCGTACATCTCAATGATGTCCCACCGGATGACTTCAAGATCGCCGTTGTCACCAATCTTTGCCCACACCGTCTCGCTCGGCACAGCCTTCACGTGGGTCTTATCCACGATCAACTCGGCGTACTCTGCATCCTTCGGCGGCTTCACCGCTGCTTCTACCCTTGTCATGTCACATCTCCTTCGCTACTGCTAACCATTCGTCGGCATATTCCACGTTGCCCCAGTCCTTGAACCAAGGACCACCACGAGTGAA